ACGAGTGCCAGTATCCTCACCTGCAACCGCGCCTGTGACTGTCGTGACAAGAGCATTGGTCAGCAAACGCATGGCATCTACAGCTGTGATGGTTGTATAAACCACATCACCAACATATTTAGGGGTTGTGGTGTTATATCCTGTAATAAATCCTGAAAATAATGGGTAGGTTACTCCCAAGTAAGTTGCGCTTATCTGAACCTTACGCATTGGACTTAGCAAGCCATAATAAGGACTAGCCGTATTTTGTGGGTTGAAATCACCATTTTGATCTACAATCCGCATTGTTAAATTACCTGATTGGAATTGATCAGCAGAAGCATTACGACCACGCTGTGTTGTAATTGAATCTACTTGGTTAGACACATCAACAATTACAGCTGCTGAATCAGCCAGGATGTTTGTGCCTAAAATGCCTGACCCAATAATAAATGCCTGACCGAAAGATGCTCCGGTAGAGAAGTTAATTATTGCTTTGACGGATGGTACTGGCATTAGAACCCTTGGCCAGCAGGTACTGTTGAGTATCCATTCTTGCTAATAATCAATAAACTTTCTTGCACAACCTTAGTCATGTTTGCTGGATCTACCATGTTTGTAGCATCAACATTGACTGTAATGTTAGGTGCAGATGCACCAGATCCGCCTGGCGTAAAGCCAAGTGCTAATCCCAATCCCATTGCTTCTGGGCTAGTACCAAAATTAGGATTATTTAATGCCACATTTGCTAAATTTCTAATATCAGGAAAACCAGCAATAGCAGTACCAGAAATTGTACTACCAACCATTTGAGATGGGTTCAGGCCTAAACCTAATAAAATCATTTGGCCAGCGGTTAATATATCATTTGCAGCTTGATTCATTGCGTTAGCTAATTGAGTAGTTGAATTAGTTGCTTCTAGATCTGCTAGATATTTTTGAGCCATTGCAGCATTACCATCAAGGATGGCTAATTTCTCAGCCAAACGTAATTTTGTTTCATCATCTGTAGCTTGATTAAGAGCAGCCATCAAACTGATGCGTTCTAGATCATATTTGTCTTTTAACTTTTTTAGATCAGCTTCTGCTTTTAAGGTAACAATTAAAGCTTTGCGTGCCTTCAATTCTTGTAATTTGGCTATTTCGGTAGCAGCACCAGATCCTAGACTATAAGTAAAATTGGATGATGGAGCGTTTGATTGCCCGCCAATACTTGCCAATAATCCAAGTCCAGAATACTTAAAATTGAATTCTATAAGTTTGCCAATAAGGTTTAATAAACCTGAGTTTTGAGCAATGCTAGTAAGTTTGCCAATCATTACACCAAGGCCAGTAATTACATTGCCTATGGCTACAGATAAACTTTCCATACCGCTAGTCACATTTGCTATATTTTTATCTTTGCCAATTGCTGATAAAGCATTTAATATGCCTTTGCCAATGTTCTCAGATGCGTTTGCTGATGCAATTTTTAATTGATCCATTTTGCCAGCATAAGTGTCTAATCTGGCTGAGGCTTGTCCAGAAAACTTGCTTTGTAATTCATCCATGATTTTATTCATATCACCACTAGCAAGGGTGGCTTTATCTAATCCTGCGCCTAATCTTGATAAGGCTGTAGTTTGTCCGGAGAATCCTTTGGCCAATGCCATGCTGACTTCTTCAACGGATTTACCTGTGCCTGCTGATATATCTAATGCTAGGGCTAAAGCTTTTTGACTTTTAGTTAAAGATCCACTAGCTGTAAGCAAAGTTTGAAATGCTGGTCTTAATTGATCATCTAATACACCATACATTTTTTGCAGATTGGCTATGTAATATTCAACATCTGGAGATGAAAAAGCGTAACCAGTATTCTTTAATTGTTGCTCTAATGACTTGGCGGCAGCTTCATCTTTAATAAACGCATCAACGGATTTTTTACCATAATTGACTATGGCAGCAGCACCAAAGGCCACTCCAAAGGTTTTGCCAAGGCTTTTAAGATTCTTCTCAAATGCGGTAATTTCTTTTTGGCCTTTTTTAAGACCCTTGTTGTCAAATGTAGATACTGCCGATACGACTAAATTGGCCATTAGGCAGCCTTCCTTAATTCTGTTTCTTTGTTAAATTTAGTTGCTGTGTAATTTATTGCTTTTAATACTGCTGGGATGACCTTGCCGTTATCTTCTGCCCATGCTCTAAATATTGCACGGCCTTTAGACTTGCCGCCACCCTTCATGTTTAATTGGCCACCAGCTGCACCAATAAATTGTCTGCCAGCATAAGGGTTATTGCTTTCAGATTTGGGATCTCCAAATGGATTTTTACGGCCAGCAGTCTCATATATTGCGCCAGGAGCAGTTGTATTGGCTACATAAAATATAGCTGAGAATCCTGCTGCGTTGCGTTGGTTTTTGCCTTCACGATAGACAATGCCAGCTTTGGCAATAGATTGATCATATTTAGGAAATGCTCTGTATTTCATCGGACCGATAATTCCAGCAAGTTTTGTCCATCCTGATAAAACTTCTGTATTGCTAGGTAAGTATCCTCTAGCATCATTACGGATCGGGATCATTTGTGCTTTAATATATTTACGCATAGTTGTATTTAATGTTGGATCAACCTCGCGTAATGCTTTTTGGAGTTGTTTAACGCCTGTGACGTTTACTGGCATTTTTAATCTCCTTTGCTCGATCCTGTAAGACCTGGACTATTGCCCGGATCATGTCCGAATCCATGTCTATAAATTCCCTAGGCGCGATACCTGTTTCTACAGATAACTGAGCGATCGTGTAAAGAAAACTATCGCGCCTTATTAGTTTTTTGAGTCATCCAATACTTCAACAGTATCTAAGGTCTCGATAAATTCAAGACCAAAGGTGGTCACAGTTACATTGGCTCTACGCAAACATTCCCAGGCTAACCAGAATATTTCTGATTGGCGTTCATGCTCGCGTAGAACCTTTGAGATTCCTGCGCCATATTTAATTTCAAAAGCATATTCAACCCCCGGAGTAATCTTATGTTCAGATACTTCTCCGTTAGCCCTTGTGATCTTTAGCTTTGCCATTATTGCCCCTTAGAATGTTCCTGTTGTGGTTTGTACAACTGTTGAGTTACATGTAAATGTAATGCTCTGAGTTGAGATGTCTCCAACCGCACCATTTAATGGTGTTAGGTTATTGATGATAATGCTAACAGTATAAAGTGGGTTTGTAGCAGATACTGCTGTTCCCTTTACAGGAATCAATACAGCTGTAACAGTCGTGCCATAGGCAGCCTGTAGGGTTGCTGCAACATTTGCTGCTGCGAAATCGTTTAGGAAATCTAGAGTCAGGGTTGCTGCTTCTAGACCCTTTGCAAATTTATGTGCGGTATCGCCAAGTGCAGTTACTTCCAATTCATCGAAAGCCTGGTTAAGTGATACAGATGTAATGTGGTCAGATAGATCGACTGAGTTGATCTTTACGCCAACATTGTTTTGTAGAAATATGGCCATTGTTATTCCTTGTCTTTAGTAGGTTCTTGTACTGCTGGCTTTGGATCTTTAATCTGACCGATCTTGATTAAAAACGCCAAATTCTCTGCGGTTGTATCTTGTGCCATGGTTAACTCCAACTCGTTAGTATGTCGAAACTGAGATCGCAACTTAATAGATCTCCTGATGGTAATGATAGTACAGATGGTGCTGAATAGGCTGGAGCGTTGTACACCAAACCTGATTCGCTTAATTTTTGATAAACGGCAATCATAAACTCTTCTAAGTTAATTAAATTGCCTTGATTATCAAACATAGGTGCAAATAAAGTAATTTTGAAATGTGCAGTAGGACTGATTGTTAAATTTGAATTATCGTTAGTTGTCAAATAAGGATCGTTAGGAGAAATAACTATTGAGTTTGCTTGTGGGGCAGCTGGTGGGTAAGCAAAAACAGACCACACGCCAGCATTAGTTAAAGCTGTAGCAATGGTTGATCTAAGTGTAGTAATTGCGACTGTCATTAGCCGACCATTGATCTTGGGCCAGTGTAAGGGGCTATCAGACCCTGTACACGGCTTATTAAACTACGACCCATCTTGTATGGACTTGGTTGGAAATCAACGGCAGATCCACCGGTAGCTGGAGTCTGCCGAGCCTGCCAGATGTCTACCGCTAGCATCATGGCCGCCTCACGAACAGCTGGAGTAGTTGCGTATGAAGTTTGTTTTGTATCTACACCAGCCGCTTTACCATAAGGCACAATAAGATGATAGGGATCGTCAGCAGCCGTAACAGCAAACTGAATAAGACTATAGCCACGAGGAAAATTAAAATTATTCCAAGGAAAAAAAGTGAAATAAGGAAAAGTGGTAGAGCCAACAGACCAAGGAAAAGTTGAAGTAATAACTCGCGAGCCGTTGTATGTAGATCCACAATTAGAGATTGTAACAGTTTGTCCGGCAGCGTATGAGCCAGGAGTTGATAAAATTAAGGTCGCCACATTTGAAGCCAAGGCAGCCGCTACTACTGGTACTGAATCAAACCATAAATAAGAATTAAGTAAATCCTCAGCAGTTTGACACACTTCTTCAACAGTTGAATCGCTATAGAGCGAACCAATACCGAGATTTGTGCGGAGTTCTGCTTTGGTCACATAAGTGGCTGCCATGGTTGCCTTCTTTCAAACTACCCCGGATGAAGGGCTACTCACCCGGGGTAGATCTAGTTAATTAAGCTGATTTAACGAACTTGCGGATACCAGCAGCTTGCTTGGTTACATAAGAACCATAGCCGTAGATTGCTAGTTGAACCTGCATGTTTGAAACGATATTCACTGAGAAGTATGAAGTTGGTGATGAGTACCAAGTTGCTGCTTCTGGTGCAACGATGAATGCGCAGTTAGATGCAACTGAAGATACAGCGTTGTTATCAACATAAAGATCAAGACCAAGAACATTTCCACGAATGGAAGTTGGTGCAGTATTTCCTGCTGCGTTCATTGGTTGTGATGCGTTGTAAATTGGGCGACCTGTTGAATCAGTTGCACCAATCAATGTTCCCCATAGACCTGTTCCTGCAACTAGGTTACGAGCGAAGTATGAAGTGCCTGAGTAAACCAAAGGTGCTTCTGTTCCGATGTAAGAAATAATTCCTGCAGATGTTCCTGCTTGTGCAGTTGCTGCAGTTCCATCGGCAATAAATCCAGCAATTACAGCTGCATCAATAGCCTTTAGGTATGCGCGTTGCATTTGAATTGTTAACTCATCGTAGAAAATTGGGTCAGAACGCTCTAAAAGTTCTAAAGTTACTGTGTTTTGTCCAGCGTACTTTGAAACAGTACCTGTGATGTAATCAGTTACCATACCTGTGTTTGATGGTGTGCCTGATTCAGCAGTTGAAGCTACTGTAGGTGCAGTTCCTCCACCATTTGTATCAAGTGATGGAATTGAGAATGACATACCAGATGTTGGTAGTGTTCCCTTTGAAATTGCATCGATTGCTGGAGTGCCGAAGTTTGTGTTAGACACGAACTCGCGTAGGTACTGTACTGGGTTGAATGCAGGGTTAGTAGTACCGATTGAGTCTACTGCTGCTTGTACAACCATTGGATCCTCAGATGCTGCGATCCATAGTTTTGATTCTTCGCTGCCTAGGGCTGCTTTGATCTTGTGCTCTGTGTAGCGACCCATAGATGTAATTCCATGGCGTACAGTTTGTGAGCTGTATGGTGCTGATGCTGCTTTGATAGTTGGGCGTGCTGCTTCTGGAGCTGCAGCAGCTTCAACCTCTGGTGTTGCGGCTACGGGAGTATTATCTTCCACGATTGCCTCGCTTTCGGTTTGGTTTTCGGTTTGGGTTGCTTCTGCAGTCTCGCTTTCGCTCGCTGCTACCTTGGTAACGATTGCATCCTGAAATGCAGGGCTTTCGACTAAGGAAACTTCTGTTAATCTAGCTGCTGACACATAAAGTGTGCCATCTCGACCTGGCTTAGATGCAGTTACTTCCACACCCACAGACAGACCGGAAATGAGGTCTTCGGATGCCATGATCAAATAGTCTTGGCCTTTTTGACTAGCACTTACTTTAAACTGGCCACGGATTTCGGTTGGTGTCTCTGAAAATGAAAGAGCGCGACCAATCGGATCTGTTGCTGAATGTTGTGCTAATAATTTGATTTTCTTAGGATCTGCAATACTGATTGATCCTGGTTCAAATACGACTGCTCCGGCAGATGTCATGCCCACTTTGTTAAATGGCACTACAACACCTGAAATAATTCTACGACCAGCATCGCTGGCTTCAATAGGGCTACTGAAGGTTAATATCAACGCCTGATTCTCCGTTCGGTGATAGATCTTCCATGGCTTGTGCTTGCTGTACTGTAATTAAGCCAAGGTTGAGCATTTTCTCTATTACATCTAATCTTGCCATTGCATCTGCTCTTAAAAATGATTCATCCAATGAAAATCGAACTACTTGACCCCTCGGAGTTAAATCATCCATAGATAGACGATCTTCGATAGCTGTAATAAATGGTTGTAGCGAATAAGCCACAAATTCTTTACGGCCATCAATAATGTTTTGGTAAGTCATGCTGTTATTCATATCTGCAGAAATATAATAAGCCGGCACATTACATGCGCGAGCAATTTGAGTTGCAAGGTATTGTGAAGCCTCGTTATACATCATGTCTTTAGGTGAGAATGATGCTGGCTGGTATTCCAAAGATGAAGTTAAGTATGCAGTTGAACGATTTTGTCTTGCTTGCTTCCAAGTAGCCAGTAATCCTTGAACTTGTGCATCTGGTAGATCTGCTCCGGTATTGCGGATGTATCCGGAAGGCATTGGAGTTTGTGCAGCAATAGATGCGGCTGCTTCAATGTCAATGGCTGACTTAATAGTTCTTGCAGCTCTTAAAAGTAATCCTTGATCCATTGCTTGGAATGTAACTAATGATCCAACACCATCCATTGGTACACGGATTGAATCAACCATGTAATACTCAACTTCGGTATTGTTTTTATTTAACTTCTGTGATACGCGATCGTTTTGTACCCATTCAAATCTTGCAGGGCGATTATCATCGGCATAAATTTCGGTAACGCGCCAGTAGGCTGCGCCATACATGAATAGTGAATCGACAGTCCATGCAATTGTCACAGATCGTGGCTGTCTTTTATCTGGTTGATTAACCCAGACTGGTGATGGTAATTCTTCTCCTGTAGATGTTGAATAAACTTCAAGTGGTACAGATGAAATTACGCCTTTAACTAAATTAAGACATCTTGTAACAGCTGGTACTGACACAGCTGCTTGGCGGTCGATTGAATTAACATAATTGTTGTAACCACCGAAATTATTATTACCGAACCAAGTGCCATAAGGCACATCCATAATTGCAGGAGCATATTGAGCTTTTACGGATTTTTTATTATTTGTCAATCCCAAATTAGCCAATATACCCATAGTGGGATATTATAGCATAAAACGGACAATTACAACTATATTATGATATTTGCGACACGCTGAGGTTTTGCTAATTCATGTACGACCATTGCAAGTGAAATTGCAGCTGTAACATCACCGGCTGATTTTCTACGGATGATTCTCCACCCTGCATCATTAGTCTTAGCCGCACAGTTGTTTAAGTGTGCGACTAAGTCTGGTTGCCCCGAGTGAACAAGTCGCAGGTTAGCAAGTGAATCCCCAAGATCACTACACGCCTGGTAAAACGACTGTCCTGAACAATCTTCCACCCTATGGCCTGATTGTTCAAGTCTTTGGGCAATAGATTGCGTTGCATATTTATCATACAGGATTTTCGTAGGCCGATATTTCATTGCCCAATCGTTAATATCGCTAGCCATCTTAATTTCATCAATAGCAACCTCAGATGACCATAATTGCATTAACCCTGCCCCAATTTTGCCGTCAGGAAGCACTTGCGCTGCGACAAGTGCTCCTGATCTTTTCGTGGGAGCTACATCGAAAGCCAAGACGGTTTGGTTTCCAACTGGTAACTCCAAGTCTGACTGACTACAAGCCTCGATTGATCCATACACCCAGGGTGATTGCAATGAATCCACCCATTGACAAAGCATTTCAGTTCTTGTGGATTCTATTGAGTTTGTGGCAACTGCTTCTTCTAAAGTCTCAGCTGTAATTAAATGACCAAGTGCCGGGTTAGCCATTGCCCAGGCTTTTTTATCGTGGATCTTGCAATGTTGCGGTGCTGAGTACTCATACCAGCCAAATGACTTGCTTGGATACGATAATGCAGATTCTCTCAGCTCATTTAATACTGTTGAGAAGTAATCACCAGCATTAGAGCAAGTAAATGTCATTCCACCGGTTGCCCGGGTAGTTGGGCGTGCCGCTTTCCATGCTTCTTCTGATACCTCGCGGAGTTCATCTACGAAAAGGAAAGATGCTGTCTTACCGCGAGTGCCGTCTCTCGTTGCTGCAAGGATCTCATATCTTGCACCGCGTTTTGTGGTTATCGATTCTTGACCATTGGCATATCGAATCGATCTAATTTGATTAGCCAGGAAATCATTGTCTTCAATTATGTAAGCAACATCCCGAAATGTTTGTAAAGCCATATTTCTGTTAGAGCTGATACCAATGATCGATTTAGAATCCCAAAGGAATAAATGAGCCAAGATAAGCATCCGGGCTAGGTGAGTCTTGCCA